AACTTTTGGTAAGTTTATTGGTACTTGAAGCTTTCTTGAGCAGGGCAAAAAAAGTGCTGGCAGTCATGCCTGTTTCTTGCCTGGCGCGTTTTTCAAAGGCATTTGTTTTCAGGCTGCGATTTCCGAGGACATCAACGAGTTGATCGACGGTATATTTTGGCTCACGGCTCTTAGGTTTCTTCAAGTCCTGCGGATCGAGGTCACCGCGTCGGACGAAAAGCGGGTAATGCCATTCCAGAACGAAATCCTCGACTGGAGGATGATTGCGCACGATTGACTCGACGGTGTAGCAATTCTCGTTTTCATGTTTAGTCATGCTCAGAAGTGTGTCTGGATCGCGTTGAAACACTCCTGAGCCTGAGGCGCGGTCGATACTTTCTTTGTTGGCCTGGTTGCCTTTGGTGAAGTGATGGCCGAAAGCGTTGGCGCCTTTAGTGCGCTGAACCAGATCTTCGAGCTGATCCATGATGACATTGATATCGCCGGCTGAGTTTTCGCTGCGGCCACCGAGTATTTTGTAGATGGGATCAGTGATGAGCAAAGGCGAAGGGATACGGTGAAGCATGGTTTCCAGATATCCGATGAACCGGCCCCAACGTAAGGGATCATGGAGCTTCTCGCCCCGCAGATGGATGACGTGGAATATTGATGGAATGGCAATCTGGCGGGCTTCAGCGACTTCGCAAAGGCGGGCTTCGAAGAACGGTTTGGACAATTCCATGTTGAGATAGACGACATGAGTTTGGAATGTCACATGTCCCCAGAAGGCATAACCAGCTGCTACTGAAAGACCCATGTCGATTAAGGACCAGGTTTTAAAGCTTTTAGAACCGCCGGCTAGTTCGAGTTTCTCGGTCAAACTGAGAAGACCTGAAAGAATTTGCCTAGGCAAAACTATGTTTTCTCTTTTGATGGTATCGCCATCATGAATTGGGGGAAACTCTGATTTTGGATGCTTTGTCTCAGGGATGTCATCTCTGTCTCCGGATTGATCCATCGTGGAAATCTCTCAACAGCTTGTGGCCGTCACTAGGTCGTTGAATCAAAAAATCGTTAAGGTCGTCGCAGACGACAGGCAAAGGTTGAATGGCGACTTTTGAGGCACCCCAACAATAGGATAAAGTGGTCCATTTTTTTGCAGCTTCCTCGCCAACTTTAGTCCGATCGTTGTGGGGGAGAATCAACACTGAAGCATGGATAAACTGAGCTTGGCAATCTTCATGAAAAGTTTTCTGGTTCGCACCCAGAATGGCCAGCACCTTGAAATTGACTTCGCTTGTAATGGAAAGTTGTAGCGCTGCGTAGTAGTCTCCTTCGCCCTCAACCAGGATGATGTTTTTTAACTCGTCCAAGCACGGATTACTGGTCTGTGTGCCAATGATCCAATCGCGTTTAGCGTTTTTTGGACTGGCTGACTTCTTGTTGATCAGGTCGAGATTCAGGCCATCTATGCGGCGCATCGCCGCGGTTCGCCTTTTACGGTCGCAAGTCATCCAAATGCGTTGCCCACGTTTATCACCTGTTAGCAGGGTACCGAGTTGGCCGGCGAGAAAGAACGCCTCGGGAGACAAACCGCGCAGTTTCCCTAAAGTGCGGCATTCGGCTTCGGTCGGCTTCTGGAGATTATCAGGCCAAAGAATCGGCTCAGGTTTGCTGAAACGCTCCAGGATCGGTTCTGAGACATTTAAGGCGGGGATCCGCTGTAGAATGTCTACTATCGCCTCTTTCGCGCTAGAGAGGCCACTGGCGGCGCGCCAGAGGTCGATTGAGTCCCCCCCCTCACCAATTCCATGGTCAAACCACTTGGTCGCCCCATTGATGCGGAAAATGGTAAAACTGGCGCGCTTGTCCTTACGAAACGGCGAACGTTGGTCGCCGATATGTGGTTCACCTGGTAAATCGAGAATTCGCCAGGCCTCTAAAACCGACAGATTCGCCTTGATGCGCTCGATCTGGCTTTCCATGGCGTTCAAGGCTACTGACTGCCATCGTCGTCGTCGATTTCTTCCTCGTCATCGTAATCGTCCGGATAATGCGGCGCGTTGAGTAGGCCCCAAATCATCAGGCAGCCGCCCGCTATCCAGACCACGATTAAGACGTACATCAGCACGAGCCACATGAAGCCATCCATTTTTTAGTTGTCTCGATTGCTTCGCCCGCGCTCTCGGGCTTGGCCACTAAAAACCCGGCTTCAGTCAGACGCTCGATGATCTGGATTTGTTCAGGACTGAACCGGCCGTCGCGCAACTTGAACTCCAGAAACAAAGTATGGCCTTGGTACAAAACCTGGAAATCAGGCCAGCCGATTCGCTGAGTCGCCTTCTTGTCGGTCCTCGACCAGTTGAAGGTCAAGACTCTCTCGAACTCGCGACTGAGCAGCCATTGGCTGAACAGACGCTGTTCTTCGCGCTCGCTGCGTTGGATGAACTTGGTTTGCGCTTCGCCCGCGGTCAGGCCGGCGTTGCCTTTCGAGCGATCGGCTGGATTCATCAACCGCAAGATGTTATCGCTCAAATATCGTATTCCCATGGGCGAGAGAGTCCCCCTTATTTAGTGTCCAACTTTAAAAGAGTGTCGGCGACGGTATCTAAAAACCCGCTTTCCTTGAGTCGTTGAAGTCGTTCACAAAGGTCAATAAATTCTTGGAGACGATCTCTTTCTCTTTCGTAAGTTTCTTCTAGAAAAAACTGGCGAACTTCCTTGAGAGACCCCATTAAGAGCCTAGTTTCGCTTCCCATAGCAATACGCTGTTCGCGTACTGTGCCTATCGCTCCCTTAACAAATTCCTGGAATTCAACCCAAGGACCTTTAAGCTCAGTGACCAAATAATCAATAGTGGCCGTCAGTTCCCGAGCGCGCTCAGTCAATTCCTCAGTGCTTTTGATCTTCTTTTTAACATCAGTTTCGTGATGGTCTAACATGGCTGCATTAGTGGAGTCCCTATCATATAGGGTTTCTCTATAACCGTCAGGACCCAGCATGGTTTTAGTTTTAATCTTGACTGGACCTGGGTTTTGTATCGGTTCACTCTTTTCTGGCATATGGTTTTTGGGTTTGAATTTTGGGGGTGGTCTAGGTGGCTGGTTATATTCGTTACTAGGCGCTACTACTCGAGCGGCGATTTTATCGATTGGCTTCCATTTAATCTCCAAACGGGGATCATCAACCACCCGACCTGTTCCTCGCTCCTGGTAGATCTTAATTCTTTGCCGAGACTCCACAGGCTTAGCAGACTGTCCAACTGGAATAGGAATTTGCTTAAGGCTTTTAAACTCATTTTTTTGGGTTGCCATAAGCACCGTATGTTTTTAATTTATGGCCAGATAAAAAGCTATCGATACGGTAATTCTGTAGAGAAGCAAAGCCGTTCTGGCGGCGTTTCCTTACCTCAGTATTATCAATCCGTCTTTTACGGTGGTAGAGCCTGTTTTTGGTTTTCATTTTTTCCTGCTGAACTGTTTTATCATAAAGGATTGAAATCCGCAGTACCCTCCGTAATAAACAACCACGCACAGAAGCGCGTGGTCCGATATTTCTTCTGCAGTCAGGCAAGTAAAGCGGATCGGCCAGTTAACCGTTTTTTTCATTCTTCGCTGTTTGCTAACTCTTTGAGTTTCGGCTGGCCTTTTACCCGTTTCAGGCTCGAGGCGTTCTGTTTCTCGACCACCAGCCCGTCCAGAATCTGGTTCATCCGCTCCTTGGCCTGAGGCGCCTTGAGCTTCAACGTTTTCCCTAAGGCCTTCTCTAAATCGCCCAGCCGATAGTTGGCCGCCCCTTTTAACGCCTCAGGAGGAATAAATTCCGATAATCTCTCCCTGGCCGTATCCCAGTCGGTCACCGAGCGCACCAAAGTTCCGGGCTGAAGCGCATAGCCCTTGATCTCCGCACTCGGGTCATTGGCCAGCCGCTCATAGTAAAACTCTTCGATCTTCTCAAAGTGGTTGCGCAAAACGGCGATCTCATCCAGCAGCCGGCCGGCGCGCTCAGGCTCAACCGGCAACTCGCTCAACTGGAGCTTCGCTACGGGCGCAATCTGGTCTTTGACCGCCTGACAGACCAAGACCGCCTTGCAATGTTTACAGGCCTCAAGCGATGGATTAAATGGCGCGTCAGGCGCGTTGATTGCCCGCCAGGTAGCGACGATCTCGTTGTACGCCACCGAGAGCTCTGCCAACCCGAAGCGGGCTTCTGTGACGCCGTATGGACCGCTGATCAGTTGGACGATGACCTCGTTGACCGGGATGTGCATCGCCACCAGGACCGCCAACACCTTGAGCTGAGAGTTTTGTTCCGCGGGGTCAGGCTCGTCCCACCCAAACTTTACATCTTGCACCAGCGCAACCTTCGGTGTGTAGGCGCACAGATCGAATTGGCCGGATAGCGCCGGTTTATCATCGATATACAACCAGAGCCGTTTCTCCCTTAAGGTCAGATATTCGGTACCTTGAAAAATGCGCTCGAGCTGTTCATGGCTGCGCTCATTCAAGAAGCCAACGGTCGTCGCTAAGCTTTCTGGTAACTCGACTTTCTCGCCGGCCAGCGCCGCGTGCCCAAGTGAGCCATCTGCGCTCCAGCGGGTAGGTCGCTCGACACTCTGGCCGAGGCGCTGAGCTTCCTTCTCCAGCTGATACGAGCCAGAACACAACTCGAATTGTCGCCACTTAGAACCTGACGGCAGACCTTTTCGTTCGTCGCTCATAGAGCCTCCAGAATAACGTTGCCTCGGCCGTCCCGGTGCCATCGGTAGCGGTACATCCGGTATTGGCCCCGGAACCATTGCCAGAATTTTTCATCCATATACTAATACGGGATGTCGCTAGGTTCAGGCTCACCTGCGCTCACCTGTTGCTGTTTGCGCGCTTTTTGAAAATCGCTCTGCGAAAAGCTCTGCTGCTTCTCTTCCTGAGGCGCCCCAGTTTTTACCGCCTTAGGCGTGTAGAAATAGTGGACTTCGTTTCGAAGTTTCCCTTTATATGCTCCTTCTCTTTTTTCTTCTCTCTGCACGATCCGGCATTTGCCTTTCGCGCCAACCAGACTGTCCCAGTCAACGTCCTCGTCTTCTTTAGGCTTGCGATTAATACAGATCAGGAATTCGGCGATCTGGTTCCGTTTTTCGCCAAGCCGATCAGTGCCAGCCCATGGATTAGCCCAAACCGGCGTTCCGCTAGGCTGAATGGATAGCGTAAGGTGCAGCACCCAATTGCCATTTGCGTTTTTAGACGGTTCATCAGCCTCTGTGACGATAAAAGAATAATCTCCCTCAGGCAAAAGCACGAACTCAGGCCGCGGAGGCGGTTCTTCGAATTGATATTTTTCAGTCATAACTTGTTAGTGATTGTAGAATTTATTAATACCTGCCTGTAAGGCTTCCCAGGAAAACTCCATCGGGTTATCAAGCTGATACCGGTTTTTCGCCTCGTAGCCTGTCCCAGGCGCCGTCCGCATGATCCGGTCCTCGCTGACTATCCCCCTGCCCTTCTTGGCCTTAGGCGAGTCTTTGGCAATCGTCGTTTCGATCTGGACAAAGAGCAGCATATCGACCATCTGCTTAATGATCTCCGCGCTTTTGGCGTGAACCTTGATCTCGTGGGTGTCGTATGGTGTGCCTAAAGCAGGATCATTAATCGAGCGGATATGCGAATGCGCCAATAGCACAACGTTGAACCGTTCGCTCATCTCGGTCAGCTGCTTCAATACGCCGGTCCAGATCTCGCGGGCCCGCGTATAGCCCTTGCCGTACCCGCCTCCAAACTCCTCAATGCTTTTGCACTTGCCTTCGTCACATACCCGTTGCCAGATTAAGACTTCCAACGCATCCGCGGTATCGATGACAATGGTCTGGTAGCCGTGCTCCTCTTTATCCAAAGCGTTGAGTTGCCCAAAGAATTCAACGAAAGTCTTCGGAACTGGAAATTTCGGGACAGTGATTTGATCGAGCCCGCGCTCCGGTTGAATAAAGATCGGGTTTTGCATCTCGCTAGCGAACGTGCTCTTTCCTACGCCGGGCGGTCCGTAGAGACAGAAGAAGACCGGTCGGAACCGTTTGTTAACGGTGATGGTAGAAAGAAGACTAGCCTTTTTTGGTTTGGCTTCTTCTTGCGCCGCACGCTCCGCAAACGGGTTGGCCGGCTTGGCCGGCGGTTCCTCGGCAATAAGTGTGTGGTTAGCGTCGTTCATTGGTCATTTCCTTAGCACCTAGCTCACCTGACAAAAAATCAACTAATCGCGAGAGCCCGCGCACCTTCGCGCGGCGGCGCAGCCTGATCAGATCCTCCTCGCTCAAGATGGCTAGTAGTTCAGCGAACGGATCGTAGAGAGTTTCAGTTTCGTTCATGCAAGATTTCTTTGGTTATGTTATAAGCAATGATCTCTGGCGTTTCCCTCCAGAGGTCGTGGATATCGATAAACTGCTCGATTTGATCATGCGTCAGATTGACGTTGGTCATGGCAAAAACCGAGCGGCCGATAAGTTTCCAGGCGGATGGCGACCAGACATTCATTTATGGATCAGGCTCCAGATTATTGCTCCGACCAGCGGCCCAGCCAGCAGCAGGAGTAACGGTGAAATTTGTTGGGTGAATTCAGTTAGCATGGATGCTGTTGAATACGACCCAGTACTATCCGAATAAAGTTTTATTTTCGCCAATTCTGAGTATCCTGCCTGATCAGGAAGCTCAGGTAACTGGACACATTGTGTCCGGTTTCGAAAGCTCTCCGATGAATTTCCGGCACCAACTCCTTAGGGACCGTGATCGAGTATTTGGCGGTCGTTCGCAGCCCTTTTGCTTGATTTTTTCTCATTTACTTGTCGATGTTACCGAATACTATTTTAAAGATATGCCGCGTAAACCGAAACAGCCTGAACCGATCCGCACCCATGTCAGCCTCTCGTTTACTTGCCCATTCGAGCTAGAGGAACCGATGAACCAGGCCGCGGCCGCCAAGGGGATGAACCGCTCGCAGTACATCTGCTGGCTGGTACAACAGGACATTTATTTTCAAGCGCGAACCCCGCCTTTAGGCGACGGAAAAACGCTGTTGCCCAAAGTGCCGCCCAGGATTCGCAGGAAAAGTTCATAGGGTCTTAGGCTAGAGCCTTGTCTATTGATTCCTGGTATTTTTGAATTGCTTTAAGATGTTCAGCTAAGCGACTTTTTGCAAAAAGCGGTTGCCGGCTGCGGCCGTGTTGGATTTCAGCGTCGGGGACAATCACATCTTTATAAAGCATCCGCTCGATCGCAATCGGATGCCTTTTCGCCGCTTCTGCCAGGTCACTGATCCGCAGGAAAAGAGGAAGAGCTTTCTCATTCATTAAAGCCAAATCTAAAAGAGTGGTTTTAACTTGTAAAGAAGTTACTACAGAAATATAACCGTCAGAACACTTCTATAAGATATTTGACAACACATACAGATTACGAATAAAATCCTTTATTTTGAGTTGACGCATCCGAAAAATAACGCACGTTACATTTACGTGAATTCTTTAGCGGATAATTTAGCGGGCTTTATGCGCAAACCCAAAAAGGAAACAGTCCCTGGCGAAAGACGGCGTCGTCCGGGTTATAACCGAGCACTCTATATCACTGACCGAAAGGACAATGATTTTTTAGATATGCTCGCCGAAAAGGAGGACCGAAGCGTTTCGAGCGTCATACGCCGATTTGTGCGTCAAGCTCGATTGGCTTTTGAAGCCTCTGAACCACAAAACTAAGGTGGTAAAAGAGCGCTTGCGTAAACTGTTTTAAGTCTATGAGCGATAACGGCTTAAACATCATGCGCGATGCAGGGTTCGAACCTGCGACTTCTTGCGTGTGAATCAAGCCGTCTGGCCTAAAAAAAGGCTAAAGCCGCCCCCTGAATGTCCGAAACTGCAATTCTCTAAAATCGATGAATCTGCATCAATCCCCCCTCCAAAGGCGCACCCCTGTACCGGACGCGCAAGAGTTACTCGAAATCTTTCTGGCTTATCGAGCCCGACGCATTTCGAAGAATTTTCACCGGGATAGCAGTCTGATTTTGCGCGCCTGGTTAAGAGAAACCGGCCTCCGGTCAATCCGCGAACTCTCTACCGAAGAGCTGCAAAACTGGTTTGACCTCAAATGCCAGAAGGTCAAAATCTCGACTGCCGCAAGTTACATGACCTGGGTCAGAGTCTTCCTGGATTGGTGTGTTAAGCGAGCAATCCGGTTCGACAACCCAGCTAGCGCCGTCGATGTTCCGCGTTTCCGTAAACCTTTCCGCAAAGTCTTTGTTTCCAAACTCACCGTTAAACGCCTGATCGAGGAATGCCAAGATCCCGAACTCAAGTATTGCCTGTATGCTGGGTTTCATGCCGGCTTGCGCTTTAATGAGGTGGTGATGTCCCGACCTGAATGGTTCGATCTGGCTGAAGGGCTTCTCCACATCACCCGATGCGAAGAGTGGAGCACCAAGGACGATACCGACAGAACGGTACCGTTGACCGACGATTTTGCCGCTTTCCTGCGAGTTTACGGTTTACGGGTGCCTTACATGGTCGGCGCTCAAGCACACGGCACCAAGCGCTACCGGTTTACTTTCCGAAAACGGTTCGAGCGGTACATCCAAAGCAAGGGTATCCATATTACGTTCCACGACACCAGACGGACCTTCGCCAGTTTGCACGCCACAGCCGGAACGAGTTTGCTCAAGATTTCCAACTGGCTCGGGGACGGCTACCAAGTCGTTCAGACCCACTACGCGCATTTGGAACCCAGAGACAGGCACATCAATGACGCCTTTGCCTAAAGTTTTTGAACAACTGGCCGTTCAATGTTACCCAGTCATATCCGAATGAGCGAACCTGCCACTAAAGAAGACCTTCAAGACCTCAAGCGCGATTTGCTCAGTCTCGAGCAACGACTGGAAAACTTTATCCTGAATCGAGAACTCAAAAGCCTGCGCTGGAGTGTCGGAATCCAGATTGCCTATTTCTCGATCACCCTGGCTGCAGTCTATTTCCTGCTGCACTTCAAATGAGCGAAACAGACATTCAACTGCGACGGATCGCCGATGCCTTGGAAGGTATCGCTACTCAACTTGAGTCAGGCGCAAACTCCGAAAAGCTCACCTTTTACGATCAGGTTGCCCTAATTGTTGATATGATAGAAGACCCTTTATTGCACCAATGCCTGAAACAAAGAAGGCAAAAACGCTCATAATCGAAGCATGAAAAACGGCACGATTCCATTCACCTCCCCGCCTAAGCCGATTTGTCTACAGTGCCTAAAGCCGATCTCCATCGATCCTCCTTTCTTGGGATCTGAAGCAAAAGGCGGCGGATATACTTGCTTCACTTGCTTGGCACACAACTATCGTCGGGCTGTAGACGCTAGCGAAGCCGCGCGCGAAAGGCGGCAAGGAAAACTAAATTGCATCATAATGGCGTGTATCAGCATTGCGGCATTCGGTTATATGGGTTACCGACATCTCACCGATCCACCGGAAAAACCCATCCCACCCACAGCGGAAGAACAAATCAGAGCTGAGCGCCTTGATAAAATAGACACGACAATGGCCGCTCTCCAGAACGAGAGAGACGAAATAGATCCTCCTAACGATGACAATGGCCGCGAATCCGAGCACGAGTACTACTAATGCCCAACCTGTGCCTGTCCGTACCTGGTACGGTGTTGCGCGGGATCTTTGATTTCTTTGGGATCGACACCCGTTGTCGCGGAAACGCCGCCAACCATCGCCGCCCGTATCCACATCGAAGCATCCGTTACACTTGACCCAGCCTTGCGCAACTGATCGTACACGTACCCGGCGGCGGCGCTCAAAGGGATCGGGGAATGCGAAAGCATGTATTCTATGCTACCAAAACCTTTGAACGGTCCGGGAAGGAACGTGCCGTAAGCTGGATGTTTTACATCGCCTTTCTGATTCACCCACGGCACAGGTAATGGACGCCCCATAAAATCGTGCCCAGAGATCAACTCTTTTCCCAACCCAAAGACCGGAGTCGCTTTGTTTTCGGCGTACTGAAGAAGCTGTCGTGCTACATATAATTCCCTCAAGGTTTGTAATCTGCCTCCAGTCGCTCCCTGAGTGCCAGGCATACCTACCTTGGCCAAGTCTTCCGGCTTCATCATCTGAGCAGCGATGATCTGACCGATCAGGTTAATCTCCGAACGCATCGCGCCTGGCAATCCCCATTTGAATCCGCCCCACTTAAAGCTCAGCCAATCGCTCTGGGAAGGGTCGTTCCAATTTGTTTTATCTTTTTGGCCGGTTGCCGCCAGCAGCGCCTGATTAGCCACCAGCATCCCCGCGTAAGTAGTCGCCGCCGTCATGGCACCTCTCAATCGCTGCATGGCAACCACTTTTTCACCCGCTGTTGCGTTACGCCAATTAGTCCAGGTGCCAAGTGTTTTGACCGGGTCGGCGACTATCCGATTCCAGTAAGACTGCGTCAGTTTCGGGCCGAAGAACGCTGAAGAAATATATTTGTTGGAAGTAAGCAAGCCTTTCCCACTCCCCGTTGCGTGATTAGCCCAGACCGCAAATTCTTTGCCAATCGAATCAATATCCTCAACGGACATTCCAGCCCTGGTATGTCGATCCATGGCTGCATCCCATAAACGGAACCGTGTCTCAATCAAGGCATTCCAGGTCCGAGCAGAGACATTGCCTCCGCCCGTTTCAGTTCCATGCGTGCTTAAGTCCAGCCCCAGCCTGTGACCCAAGGTAAAGCGAGGGCTTCTGGCCATGGTGTCCCTCAGTATTTCGGCCTCGGCAGGACTGATATTCTTCCAGGTATTGACGACCATCCTGGCAAACACTTTCCATCTCAACGGATTAAGCAATAGCGCGCCACCATGAGTGAAGGGGAACACTACACCGTGCAATCCCCCTCCAACTGTGATGTACCTGGGGCCGGCGATCACTGCGTTAAAACCGCGCTCCAGAATATTCGCGTTCTGACCGCTGACCAAGTGTTTAGCTTGGCTCTGGATATTTCTGCGATTGGCTTGCGCGGCCCAAGCCGCATCGGCGAGTCGTTTGAAAGGCGTTTTTCGGGCGGCCAGGAATTCGTTGACCCATTCAGGTTTTGCGTTTCCTCCGAAGTAGTGGTTGTTGAAGGTGTCGCGAACTTGCTCAAGCAGCATCCCGTGGTCAATGGCGTTTTCCTTGGTCCATTTCCACATCGCCAGACGTTCCTGATCGGTCAGTTTCCCGATTGGGTTCGATCCAGAGTAGCAGGGGTTTGGCATAAATTAATTTCGACAGGGAAAATCTTTCATTATCTCCATTAACCGAGTGCGAACACTCTCATCAGTCACTGGATTTCCGCGCGTTCGAGCCTCGATTTCTTTACCCAAATTATTCATTGCCGCGCGTTCCGCATTTGCGGCTTTGCTTACCGAATTAGCCATCTGTTTTAATTTTGGCTCAGCAGAGAGAGGCGCTTCTTTATTAGTGCTTTTGAGAACAGCTTCTTTCATTCCGTTCAGCGTCGTGTAATCCAGCGGGATCTCCCGTTGCAAACTCCTGCCGGCATTGCTCCAGTCTTTCTTGAATTTTTTGATTGGTCCATTATGGAAAGCTGTCAATTCATCCAATGCCGCTTTAGCTTGAGCCTGTAACTGGGAGTTAGTTGGATCAGCCTCTGCCGCCCTAGAGGCATCTTTGGACTGCACACTTAAAAGAGTTTCCTTAGACCTGATGGCCGCGCCTTGAGTATCGAGATCACCGCCTTTACCTTTGGTAAAATTATCGATCAGCCTTTCTCTCTGCTCTGGGCTCATCTTCAAACCCTGCATTACCATCTGCTCAGTAGATTTCCCTTCACTGGGATCGATCGGACCAAGCTCGCCAGTGGCCATGCGTTCTGCAGTATACCTATTGGCTATTTTTGAAACGTAAGGATCAGCTTCACCGACTCGAACAGGCGGTGACGTCGCCCTCTTAAATTTATCGATCCACGGCTCTGCATATTTGTACTTGGGATCACTTTCGATTGTCCATCCATGCTTGTCCGCCGCCGCTTTAATCGCCTGATAAACTTCGGTGTCCGTCCTGAATCCATGAATATCGCCGGGAGCATGGACAGTGTGCCCTTCTATTGGGAATGGCCCGTGAACTTGATATGGTGGAACTTGAGTATCTCCAAATGCTGCCTTTTTTCCGGTGAAAGCAGTATCATCTCTAGCGATCAGAACAGCATCCGATTTCCCAGTAGCAATATTACGAACCTTAATTTGAGCACTGCCTAATGGGGCTGACATAACGCCCCCTTGGCGAGGAGGGGTTGCGCCCAAACTCGCAGCTGTCGCAGCCGCTCTTTGTTGTTGTATAGCCTCTGCTAAAGTTGGCGACGGACTCGGGGCTTGCGCTCTTTGAGCTTGTTGCGTCTCCTGCGTCCCTTCATCCCCAAGAAACCAAGCGGCGCGCTGATTGAAATCGGTCGGCGGTTTCAGCTGTTCCGCCGCTGCCCGGAGTTCTTCCGGCGTTTTGCCCGTAACCGTTCCGGCCTGCTCTGCCAGCTCTGCCGGAGTGAAGGTAGTTCGCTCCGTGCCTCTGGTGACGATTGGCTGAGTCGGATCATGCCACCTCATGCTGGTATCAGGCACATCCGGCCCAAGGACACTCTGTGCAGTAACTGGTTGCGCCGGCGGTTGCTCCAGCGTTTTATCTTCCGCGCCGCGAATCGGCGCACCTTCCTTGCCGGTCGTTGGCTGCGGTTCGGCAGGCCGAGGTTCCAATTCACCCGCCCCATGCACGGCGCCCACCACGCCACCTTGAATAAGGCCCGATTCGCCTGCCCCTAAAACGCCTTCACCAACCGGTTTGCCAGTCGCAATATTGGAGCCAGCCTGCGCGCCCGCTGATGTGACGCCACCCACCGCCATATTGCCTAAGGCTTGCGCAATAGCGCGTTGGACCGGGCTTTTCACACCTTTGATAATGGCACCCATCCCGGCGCCCATAATACGGCCAGCCGCTTCCTGGCCAACAATCTGCACCAGCGTCGAGTAAGCCGCTTTTTGGTCCAGCTCATCCTCACTGTACTCTGGATGCTCGGCTTTCATCTGATCGCGCACCTGCTGGCTAACCTGCGCAGCCAGTGCCGGCGTGAAACCTGCCGCAGCCAGCATTTCGGGAATTTGCGCGATGGCATCCACCGCCTTTTCTGCGCCGGTCCCCGGTAACCGCGGATCAGTCAACATCCTGGCCCGAAAATCCTCTTTGGCTTTTGCCATCGCTTTATCCTGTTCCTTGGCGTAATCAGGATTGCTTAACCGGTCCAGAGCGGAAACGATTTCGTTGGGATCCGCGCCTGGAACGCCTGTTTGCGGATTGGGAATCAGCGATTGAACCAGAGCGCCCCGCTGTTCACGCGGCGTATTATAGAGTTTTGTTAAAAGCGCCTGTTTATCAGCATCGCTCCCATTAGGTAATGCCTGATCCAGAAAAGCGTTTACGTGACTTTGCTCATTTTTGACACTGAAGGCTTGTTGCAAGAGCGGCTGAAACTGTTGGAAACTGCCGACGAACTTATTCCAAAAATCCGCGCCAACCTCGAGCGGACCAATATCAGACTGCGCCTTCTTCCAGGCGTCATCTGCAGAAAGGTTCGGCTCCCGTTCCTGCATCAACTTGATAATCTGATCTTTGATGCGGCCTTGAAATTCTTGACGAATAGGATCCTGAATATTCTCAACCGGTTGATCAAGCTGCTTGTAAAGTCCGATCAGGTTAGTCGATTTATTGGCAATATTTTGTAAGGTGCCAACCTGTGCCTCCTGAATCGCTTTATCGGCATCGGCCTGAGGCAACGTCGGCCAGGATTCCCAAGCTTCTTTTGCCGGCTGTTGTTGCGATCGGGTCGCGGTTATGCCTTTCTCCCATCCAACATCGGGATTTTCCAGTACAAAACGCTCGCCGGTTTGCGGATTATAAGTTACCTGTGCGCCGTGTGAATGTACATTGCCAGACTCGTTTCCTGTAGCAAAATTGGCTAGATTGGAACCGCCTAAAGCACGTTGAATAATAGGGTCTACATAAGCGCTCTCATCCGATGAGATTTTTCGGCTAAGTTTCGAAGTTGTAGTTGTTGGATAATAATTTAAATCAGAAATTGTATCGTATAAGGTTTGGCCACGGGCTATTGCCCGATTCATGACGCTCTCGGTATAGGCTAATTTTGCCTCTGGCCCCTGGTCACCGACTTCAGCCTGAATAGAAGCTATTAACCGATTCCGAAGGGATGAATTATCTGTCAATTCTTGAGCGAAACGGCTTCGCACTTGTGATAAACCAGTCCCGCCACCTGCCTGAATATCCGCCTGAGGCGCTGGTTTTGCCGCGGCCTGCGGCCCAGCCGGTGTGCCATCGACCGTGGTCCAGGTTCTCCAATCGCCTGCAACAGGCTTAACCGCGGGTTCTGCTGCAGTTGGCGCAGTCGCTGGTTGAGTTGTCGTTGGCGCAGCCGCTGTTCCAGGCGTGGTCTTTATCGACCCATCCGTTGGGTCAATGTAGACAGATCCAGGCGGCAATTGGCTGATTTGTTCGGGGCGTTTCGGCCAGTAAGGCTCGTCTTGAGTGCCCTGCGGGTGAGTGCCAGGCGGACCTTGAGCCAGCTCGCCAGTAACAGGTTGGACTGTTGGCGGTTTCGCCTCAGGCGCTGACACCTTGTCCGTGTCTTCCCTCAGGTCCATCTGGCCAGGAGGCGCTAGCTCCGTGTGTGTTCCAGGCGCCTTAAGACCAGTTGGAAGAGCTTTCTCGACCTGCGGCAAAGTGTCTGTGGCGGGCTGCCCCGCTGGCAGGGCCTTCTCCACCTGCGTCAGCGTGTCCGGCGCGGGCTTAGCGGGCAATTTCACCAAGGTAGCCCGTTCAACCTGATCCAACGTATCCGGCGCAGGCGGGGGGCCTAGATCCTCATGACCGGGAACACCTAAATCTACATGGCCTGGCGGTCTTAATTCAGGCTTGCCGACAGACTCCTCGGTGATCGGCTCCAGCTTTGGTTGACCTAGAATCTCCCGCACGGCCTGCTGCTCGTAAGATCGTGGTCCGAGAAATGGGAAATATTCAAACGGACCTGGCTGGGTAGTTTCCTTTTCAGTAGTCGATTCAGGCAATGGCGAAGGCACTGCGGGCGCCATGGTTGGAATCTTTGATGGCTGATCCAGCGATGGCGAAGGCTCAACAACCGACTCAGCGGTGACCGGTTCCATCGCCTTAGAAGGAGAAACAGTCGGCCATTTCTTCCAGTCGCCGTAAGCGTCCTCGACATGTTTGGGAACGTCCGGCGTATCCGATTTGCTAGCAGTTGTGGCTTCTGCCAGCTGCTGGTTGGTTTCTGATTCGGCCTGCGCTTCCGCCGCGGTGTCCTGGTCTAAGCTTGAGTCTGTTGGAAGATCGCTTGGACCCAGATCAAGTGACGAGAGCGCATCCGCAACTCGTTGCCGTCTGATTGCTTCGTCCAACGTCAAAGCCATAGGTCATCGTGGTGGCACTTGTGCGACCTTGCCGTTCGGTAATCTTATCCAGGTTCCAGGCGCTCTGGAATAAACATCCAAATTGTTGTGGGCGATGTAAGGATTGGCAGCCGTTGCGCCTACACTCTGATCTTCGCCAGGCACCCGGTAAGCAGGCAGGCCCTGCTTGAGCCGTATAGCGTTAGCCTGTTTCACGTAGGTCTGTGCTTCGGCCAAAGGCATAGTGATATTTTTATTTGCTCCAACTGGCACCGATACGGAATCACCAGAAACTACCGGCGCTTTTGGATTAGGGGTTCCATCAGGAAGTGTCTGCGGCTCGTTAATGCTGCTGGCCATGCTGCTAGCGGCATTATTACCGTAAATCCCGTCGATATGCCTGTTCAACTGGTTCTGATCAATCACCGGCTCGCTGCCGATGTTTACCGCCGGCGGGTTTTTATCCTGCTTGGTTTTATCCTTCCCGATCTGAGCGGTTTCAGCCAAAGTCCTCGCTAAAGTCGCACGGCGTTGAGCAACAACCATGGGATCCTCAGGCGGCTCGGGTGCGGTAGCTTTTGCCAATTGTGCTTTCTGAAGTTGCTGGGCCAGCATCGCTTTGCGCAACTCCATCTCCATCGTGCCACCAGTATGAGGTGCCGTTCCAGCGGTGCTGACACCGGCGGGAATCACATTGGCGACACGGGAAGTAGTTGGGCCAGAAGTTGCTGAAAGTGATCCTACCGTGGGCGTAGAATCTGACAATCGGGCAGCGACCATTGCCTGGCGCAACTGATCGTCTTGACTCTCCTGCCCCTGAAGCGGCTCAACGTTGCCCGTCGAAGGATTAGTGAAGGTACTGGAATCCGGAGGCAAAGTCCCCAGATCCTGAGTTGGGCCAGGACCAGAGCCGCTCGAATCGCCGGTGGTCACGGTCTGACTACCTGGATCGACTAACGCCGCGCGAGGCGCTTCATCGGTGTTCATCAGCTGGTTGGCGATGGCGTCCTGCTTTGATTTCTGTATTAACTCTGCGATTGCACCGCCGAAATCTTTACCCATCGTCTGACCAGACGAAAATGCGCTCGCATAGTCATTGCTTTGCTGCGGCGCTCGCCTGACGCTCGGATAATAGGGTCTATACTTTGATGGCATACGCTTTTAAAGGTAGCTCTTGGTTTTTTTTGCCTTAGGAGAGGAAGCGAAATCTTTCAGTTGCTGCTCAGTCATTTGGCCGGCGATCTTTTGTGCCTCAGGAAAAGATTTCTTCCCGCGTTTCGCGGCCAGTGCCGCACCCATTAATCGTCTTTGACTTGCTGATTTACTTGGCATAATTGCTCCTTCCAATGCTCCTTTAGATGCCTCATGAGTAGTACCCTTTAGCACCTCCCGCTACCGCCCCTACTCCAGCGCCAATCAACGCTCCGTATGGCCCTGCTGCTGAACCTGACAATGCCCCTGAAGCTGCACCTCCCAAGGCGCCTGCTGCGGCGCCTGCCATTTGATTTTTGGCCGGCGTGCCAGCTCCTGAATACGCACTAAGCGAATTATACCAGTTTTGCGCTTGCTGGCCGACATCCAAACCGTACTGTGGCGCTTGCTGAGCGGTCCCAAGCTGGCCCTGCCCTAAGCTGGTCGGGTTATACTGCGGGCCGCCCTGAGCTGCGTTGGCGGCATTCTGTTCGGCTGCAGATAGATAAGAAGCTCCGGTCTGATACGGTGTCTGCCCGCTGCCCAGATACGATAACGCGCTCTGCTGCTGGTTAGCCTTATTTTGGAGTCCTTGTTGATAGAGCTGCATGGCGGTGTCGCCCATCCCAAGGCCGGCGCCCAGATAGCTTTGCTGACCGCCAAGAGCCGTTTGCAGATTGCCTAATCGCTGTTGCTGCAAAGCTTGCCCGGCTTGCCCGATCGTCATCGCTTCGACTGCCGCTTGCCCGGCGCCGTACAGATTGCCGCGATCAGCCTGTGCTTTGCGGGCCTGCTGTTCAACCTGCATCTGAGTGATCGGATCGAGCTGACTCCCTAAAGCGTACTGGTCCTGTGCGCTCTTGAGGTAAGAATCCATCGAGGTGGCCAATCCCTGCCGTTGGGCAAACTCTTCAGGATCGACCGCTTTAAAAGTGTCCAGATAACTCTGGTAATCAGCAGCAGTCGCCGCCTTGCCAGGGTCGGCGTAGGAGCCTGCCACCTGTTGCCGAAGCGCCTCGCTTTGCGGATCGGTCTGCGCTATCTGGCCAAGTGCCCGTTGTTCGGGCGTCATGGCAGCCTGAGCCACACCTTTGGCTAATTCGTCTGGATGGGCCTGCTCGTAGAACGAGACTGCGGTGGCCGCGTCCACATTCGGATTCCCGCCGCGCTGAATAAAATAGTTAACGGCGTCCTGGGCCGAAACACCGCTCTGCCCGAAATTCGGGTTAGCTTGCGCGAAATAAGCCATCGCCGTGTTGGCGTCCACATTTGGGCTTCCGCCGTGCGTGACAAAGTACTGGATAGCTTGTTGCGGCGTGACCTGCGGTTGGCCGGTCGTTGAGCTGTCGATACTGTTGGTAGCCATAGAGGCGTTTCCTTGTCCGGTCAGATAGCTTGGGGCGGCGGCTGCCTGAGTTGATGCGTCGGTCGTTGCAGCCTGTGTGCCGCCTTTGCCCTGCTGATACATGTACATCAGCTGGGAAACCGGAATCGTTCCACCGCCCTGAACCGGGATTAAAGCGCCACCGGCATACTGGGATTGTTTATTCTGCTGAACTTCTTGGCTGAGCTGACTGGCATTTAATTGGCCGGAAAGCCCGGATCCAACCGAACCAATATCTTTGCCGTAGATCGCTTTGTAAGCCGCCGCAATATCTTGACCGCTATATTGGGTATCAGCCATTTTATAAGTAACTGGTGGCGGTCTGATTCGGAAGAGTCTGCGGGCTGCTCGGCGGAGTAAGCCACGGGTCCGCCCCTGCTTTATTTACCCCAGCGACCGAGAGATTCGAGGCCACAGCAGCGGCATTGGCCTTTAACGCGGCCAGATTCGGCAAATCAGCCGTGCCTGGAACCGCATAAGTATTGCTTGGGGCGTTATACCTGAAGGCAGTCGGGTCAACATTGTAAAGTTTTCCTAATCGGGCATTGGCCGCGTTCATCCGCATCTGCCGCTGGGCATACGCTTGCGGATCGACGGAACTCTGGATGTCCATCTGCTGCTGAGCGCCCTGTTTAGCCGCCCGGCCTGCCAACGCTTGCTGAGTCTGCATGGCCGCTGGCCCCAGCGCGATAGTGTTCAGCAGGTTCCCATATTGGTCCACCGGCTGGTTAGCTACCGACATCATCTCGCCGGCGGCCGCGGTGCCCATGGCGGCTTGAGCGGCTTCACCAGGATGAATTACTTCAGGCGTTTTCGGTGATCCCATATTGAGAAAGTCTCCTCGCTAATTTCCTAAATTGATTCCAACGATACATCCTTGGAACTCCGTTTTCTGTTCTCGCCCCCCGGTCCCACATCACTATTTCCTGAGGTCCCCAGCGAGATTCCATCTCTTCTAGCATCTGACCCATAATCCTGCCATCTTGAGCAATCGAGAGCTCAATAAAAGCGAATTTGCCGCAAGGCTCGTGCGCGTCATGATCCATGAATTGCTCCAACTCTCGAAACAGCTTGATCAGGCAGACTCCCAGCGGCTCTCCTCTCCCCGTGATCACACAAGTCATGGTACCCCGATTCCAGTACCAGGCCATCCAATCGGTCAGATCGTCAAAACGCATCCGAACCAGCGGTGGGTATCGGCGTAATAATGGCTCCAGAATATGAATCAGTTCCACGTATTCCGGATGATGAACCAGCGGCTTTATCATATGGCCAGTTGCGGGGCCGCCATAAAAGCGGCCAGTTTAAGCTGGTACAGACTCCAGTTGCCGACGCCCTCCAATTCCAACTGGACCTCGTTACAGATCCCCAGAAAACTCAAGCCTAAGGCCAGGTTGAAATAACCTTGCTCGGTCAAGTCAAACGGGAATCCGGAAATCGGCAGTGATAAACTGGACGCACCAGTGGGCGAGTTGTAGTCGCTCAATTTTACTGTTCGGTCGGCGATGACCGTGATGCCTACCGGATCATTGGATTCCAGAAACTGGATCAAAACCGAATAAGGCTGAATCCGGTTGGAACTCTGGCCAAAGGTAAAAGAGCGTGACCGCATCCGACTGGTAACCGGAATCGGTTTGGAATTGATGTCGATATCGTAATATTGCCGTTCAACCGGGTAAGTCTGTTCAGAGATAAACCCATCAATCGTCCCGTAAAGGAGCAAGGTGTGATTAGGATTGGTCCGGTCACGGGCCGAGTCCCTGAATCCGTAGCCTATATTGTTTAGATCGAAATCAAAGGTCCATACTCCCTGCCAGGCGTTCAGCGTGACGCTATAGGCAAAGATAGCGTTGTTGAAAGTTGAGTCGTCAATTGGCGCCGAAAGGATGTACAGATCGTTCCAGTAGGTGGCGCGCGCATTAGCGACCGCTGACCAGTTTATTCGGTCGATGTAACGTTTGATCGGCGCGGAAATCGGTTGCCAGACTCCCATCTGGTCCGAGGTCGGCACCTGGGAAAGCGCATAAACGCCGTTCCCGGTTTCCGACAGAAAAAACACGTCCACCCCACACTGGACAATGGTTCCATGGCTGCAACAACCTACCGTGGCGCTGGCCCGGTTGATCTCCCAGTCTACCACATCCAGGTTTGGCCCTGTCTCGATAATCCAAGTGCTGCCGTTCCGAAAGACCGCCAGCGTCTGACGCTGCCAGTTGACCTGGCCGGTAATCACGTCGCTGACTACCGGATCCAGCGTCACCGATTGCAAAGCAACATTCCAGACCTCAGGCGATAAGATATTGGAGACATACAGATTATTGTCCATGGCCACAATCAATCGGGCCATGGCCCAGAGCGGGTAAAAGGTGCGAGTATTAAACGGCGCCGGCGTGATCGTCTGGGTGAAAATGTTAGTCGATGGATCAAACTTGTAGAGATAAGTGCCTTTAGTGAAGTAGAGCACCTGATCGCACAGCGCCGAATAAACCTGATCGCCGTGAGCGAAGACCGGGCCGCCTGGGACCGCCACATTAGTTTGAGCGCGTGAATCATAGAGAAACCAGTTGGCGGCATCGTGCCAAAGAAATTTGCCAGTTCCGACATGATGAATTGAATCAAAAGATACCGGTGTCTTGATGCGCTGAATCACGCCCGGCCTCGGGCGATTGAGTCCGTCAGGTTCAGCTAATCGATTGTCCGCCAGTTCTGCCAAAGCCGCATCAATGGCGCTAGGCGGCATAGCATTATTGACTCCGCTAATCGGCACGCTGCCGTCGGCCAGCGGTTCATCATCCAACTGTGGATTATATAGCATCTACCATCCCCACGGGTAAGAACTGCTCACTTCAGCTCCGCGACCTACATACGAGCCGGTGTCATAAATTACCGGCACCACCTGCTGCCGCATCTCCGACTGGTTTTTTTCGACGTTAACCGCTGCCTGAATGTGTTGAATCGCTTTCTGCTCGCAACTATCCGACTTAGTCAGTTGATGAGCTTTCCTGTACATCGCCGCCAGCACAAACTCGGTCAACCCATCGGTGATATGGCTGATTCTCGGCACCGCAAAATCACTGCCCAAAGTGTCGGCCTTGAGCTTGACCTGCAACCTGACTGGAACCGAAAGCGGGTTGTGGTTGGAATCAAAAAGAATCGGAGTCGGCGTCAGTACCAGTTGAGTAAAGGCCAAATCAGTCTGACCCGGCGGCATGGAGACCGGCGCCCCGCCGACCGGGAACTGCGGCTGCACCAAAAGCGGCTGGGAAGTGATGCCTTTGGAGAGATCACTGATTTGCACGAACGAGTGGGTGGTAGTGACGATAGCCGGATTCACTGATTTATCGCCAGGGTTAACAATGGCCTGCATCTTGTAAGTCTCGCTGACTCTGGAGCCGTCAGAATTTAACCCACCGATGAAGAGCGTAAAAATCCCGGTATCGTAGGAGGTAAACGTAAACTGGCCTGGATTAAAATATGGCCAAGCCAGATTCTCGGCCCGATGAAAAGTTGGAATCCCGCCAGGAACGCTTGATTGCCAGATCGCGTGCCGCTCCACCCAATCGCGCTCACGGTAATTCATCCGGACAAAACCAGCACCGTTGGAGATCGAAAAAAAGATCACTTCCTCGGTGTCGTACGGCAAAAAAAAGACGCCGTTCAAACTCGGGTCGAGAACTGAATTGATTACCCGCAAGCTTTCCCGCCAGAGGTGCGCCTTGTAAAAAGTCTGGTACTTCATCCGGATCGCTCTCCGACCAAAATCCAGCATCTCATCGGAAACGTCGCCTACCGTCTCAGCCGCGTAGCGAACGATATCAATTACGGTGGCCATTGGCTTAAACTTTCACAATTTTATTACTGACAAAGTAAGGGTTAAGGACATCCAGCGCGGTATCGCCGCCCGCCCCTAAAGTGCCCGTGATTCCAGTAAATGCCGAATTGGTCGCCGTACTCCCATTCCACATCGATCCGCTAGCCCCTGGGGCGGCAATAGCTTGTACGCCGATCGGCACCGTATGAGAATGCGATTTGTCGGTGATCGGATGAGTGTGACTCGGCAGATTGGCAATCGCGATGACTTTAGTTTCTGCGCCTCCGTTAGTGCCTAAGGCATGAGTAGCACTAGCGGCCATGGTCATTCGGCCACGCAAATCCGGCAGATTGAAAGTAGTACTCCCGTCGCCGGCGCCGTAGGTCGTTCCCAGCAAAGCGTACAACGCCGAATAAATAGTGCGATCAACGGCTTGACCTTGGGCCAGAAGCCAGCCGGCAGGAGCCGTAGCACCTAGATAATCCCACACCGTGCCGACTGGAATAATGTTGGAAACTGGTTGGCAGTTATTGGTCCCATCCACGAAATCAGTGGTCTTGCCGCTGACCTGTTTCAGCATCCCGTTGCGAACCGAATCGGCCAGCGGCAGAGCGGAACTGGTCGAGTTGACGATGGTATCGAATCGCCCCCTAGCCAAGGTGTTATCGGTTTTTAAAACCAAAAACTGATCCGCGACATCCATCGTCGCGCTGGCCGGCTTGTTGGCGATGATATCGGGCTGAACGGTAGCCATGCCGATGATGCCGTTCATGTTGGCGGCATTGATATTCTGCTGCCCGTCCGTGAAAGTCTCTGTGGTTATAAGTTCGCTCATACTGTTTCGTAAACTCCGAACCCGGCATAATTGACATTAGCGGCCCAGGCCGGGTTAGCGTTGCCAGCCGCCGTCTGTAACTGGCCACTGGTCGATGAAGCGTTGAGAGTAAATGAATAGCCCAGGCCATTCACACCCATTTCCCTCAAGTAAAATACTACCGTACGTTTGGCCGCGACCGGCAGACCGCTAATCGAGGTGTTGCCCGAAGCGGTGCCGATATTGGTAGCTGTCACATTGATATTAAAAATCACCGTTTTTCCAATCAGCAGATACGCCGAATTACTGGTTTGAGTGGTAATCGTTCCTGCTCCAGGTACTAAAGTAGCGGTAAAAACTGTCCAAGCCGTGCTAGTCAGATTGTTCAGACTAAGCGGATCAGAGCCTCCCGCGGAATGCGACGGGGCATGAGCAGTAGGTGTGCGGGCATCCGAGAGCCGCGTGTCATTACCTTTGACTAGTTGTGTGGTACTAGCGTTGCCACTAGTGGGTGCGGGCAATTGCGCAATCGGCACCAAGCTGCTGGCATCCAGCGACGGGTACCCACTCGCCGCTCCTTTGCGAGCAACCAGTTCCGCGGTGGCATCGGGAGGGAAGGTCGCAGGCTTGCCAGTGATCCCGGCCCATGGCACTGCTGCGGCTTGATCAACGATATTGTCAGCGTTGGTATCATAAACGCTTTTGAGCATGTCGCCCGTACCAGTTCCCGGTATCCCCTGAGGCCCCTGTGGCCCCGCTGGCCCTTGCGGACCCTGAGGCCCCGTATTTCCTGTAGATCCCGTCGGTCCTTGAGGCCCTGTGGCTCCAGTGTTGCCAGTGTCACCCTTAGGCCCCTGCGGCCCAGTTCCTCCAGCCGTTCCCCCAGCCCCTTGTATCCCTTGGCTGCCTCCGGGTGAAACCAAGGCGCCGCTAGGAATCGAGGTGCCGGGAACAGCAAGGCCTGTGGTGCTCATAGATTATTGGCATTGACCGAACCAGTGCTCGGCGGATTTAATTGCGCACCCAAACCATTGCCGGTCAGGTTGTTGGCCACCACTACCGAGCCAGTGTTGCTCCCAGCCCATTCAATCCCGTAGCGCCCATTGTTTCCCAACAACACCTGATTGCCAAGTTTGCAGCCCACTATTTGCGCCGCAACGCCGGTGTCTATAAAAATTCCCGAACCCACATTTCCTCCCGCACAACTGGTGCCAACCTGTAAATCAGTGATATTTCCAGAACAAACCATACCGTGTCCCGAATTCGCGCTAAACCAGCAACCATTGATCAGCACTTGCGATATTTTGCCGCCGGTCGATGCCTGTAAAACCAAAGCATTACCAGTAGCGTCTCCGGCAAAAGAATTAGTAATAGAGAGCCATTTGATGGTTCCATTGTTGGCGGCAAGACACGCTATCCCGTTTGCGGTTCCGGCTGCCCCACCAGCATCAAATGAGCAATTAACTATGTTAATATCTTCAAGATAAGTATTACTGGCATCAAGCAGTAATCCGTTGGTGCAGCCTATAGTCAGACAATTAGATATATTAACTGCCCCGTAATCCGTCGAGGCTCCCACCAAATGTATTCCCACCGACGACACACTCGAAATAGTGGTGTCAGTAAGATTAAAATCGTTAGCCGCGAACAACTGAATGGCGTAGCCGGTGCTGACTCCAGCACTGAAATTGCAATTATGAATGGAACATTCAGCTCCGGTAGTGGCTTGAAACCTAAGCCCAACCGTCCAACCTTTAAAAAGCAAATGCTCAAACCTGATCCCATAGGCGCCGGAAGTAACAAAAGCCGGAGACGCTGATACGCAATTGATGACCGTGCCCCATTTCCCGTCACCTGAAACCGTCACCGGATTACTGACTGTTACCGAATTGACGTACCAGTTTCCGGCAATCAGGCGCACTTTACCGCCGGCATTGACCGCCGCCTGGATATTGGCGGTATCAGTAACCCCGCTGGTGTCTCCGCTCGGCATGAGATGCGGATAAAACCAGCCGCGGGCGCTGTTGCGGTATCCGTAATATTGACCGTTGCCTGGCGTAGCCACATCGTTGACCAGGCTCAAGATGCGATCAGTAGACAGATCACCACCGCCCGTCAAAGAATTGATCGTCGAGACCAGGCGCGAAGTCGGAACCGTTCCTCCAGTAGGCGGAGTGGGATTGAGAAGGGTCAGCTGATTGCCGGTCTTGGCCGTGACCTGCAAGGCACCGGCCAGGCCAACACCGCCGCCAGCCTGGTCTACGTAAACCATCTGGCCGACCACAACCCAACTCGCCTCAACGACGGTTACGACGACTGTAGAGCCAACCGGCGGAACAGCAAATGCTGATGAAACAGCGGTCAGGGCATTAATTCCCTGCGCTCCAGTCGAACCTGTCGGCCCAGCAGGACCAGCAGGACCAGTGGATCCAGGCGGGCCAGGCACGGTGCTGGCGGCACCTGGAGGCCCCTGAGGACCGGTTAAACCAGTTGGGCCAGCCGGTCCCTGAGGCCCAGTGGGTCCAGTCGGTCCAGGCGGGCCTGGATCGCCTTTTGGACCTTGCGCACCGCCACCAACAGCCGTAGCCGGGCACTTGTAGAGCTTGCCGTCCGATTTCTGGACCAGAAGATAATCGCCGGTAGCAACACCAGAAGTAGGAGGCTTATTACCAATCGCTCCCGGCTGGAGAACCGCTCTCTCCATAAGGAGGTTGAGCTTGTTGGGAGTCGGCATCCGACCAGTTTCCGCATTGGAAAAACTGACATCGGTCGCAACCTCTGGAGTAGCTGGCGCAGCCATTTTGTCACCGGAAGTGAATCCCTCCCAATAAATAGACGATCAAAATGATAATCAAAACGAGCCCTAAAATACCCATTCCGCCGCCATAGCCCCAGCGGCTGTAGCCGTAATAGCCCCCGAATCCGCCGAAGAGGACAAGGACAAGCAAGATAATCAAAATCGTGCTCATCTATTTTTTACTCCATGGTATTTCCATCCAACCCATAAACACAAAACGTCCGATAGTTATGGGACGATACGCAATCCGGTGGGCATGGCCGGTAACCCTGATGTGAAAGGAAAAGGGGGATCGGACGCCGGTCCCACCCCTCCCAGTGAATTGACTGCGCTCGCCGTAACCGTGTACGTCCCGTGCGCCAACTGAGCCAAATCGTAATGCAACTGAACAGTGCCATCGCCATTGACGACGGCCGGCGTGTTTAACGGTGTAGAAGACAAACCCGTAATTACGTAAGAAACGGGTTTAGTAAACTGATCTAGATTCCCTGGCACCGGATCGCAGACCAAGAATGGAGAGCCCAGGACCACCTGGGCTGCTCCAAACATCATTGCTCCGATTAAGAGCGCTTTCATTTTTATCGTTTCGGTGCCGGTGCCGGAGGTAACGGAGTGCCGGCTGTCGGCGGAGGCGTAGTCGGTGGCAACGGTTGTCCGCTCGGATGTCCAGGTTGCGGCGGCAACGGATGGGCTGGGTGCCCTGGCTGAATCGGCAACCCTGCATCAGGATGGCCAGGAGGATAAACTGGGCCAGTATCGGGATGCCCTGGGCTTGGCGGCAAACCTTGGTCGGGATGCCCAGGAGACGGAGGTAACGGATGAGCGGGATGCCCAGGAGGGCGATTACCCCAGCCTGGATCAACCGGAGGAGTAACCAGAATCGGCGGCCACACCTCAGGCGGCAACACGATCGGAGGAGCAATCACGCCACCAGATGGAGGAGTCGGTAACCCTTGATCAGGCGCGCCGGGACTCGGCGGCTGGATCGGGTGAGTCGGGCTACCTGGGGAACCAGGAGCAATCGGATGAGCCGGGTGACCGGGAAGTGAGGGGGCTCCGGGCTCGCCGGAGTAATACCAAATTTCAACGTGTACGAGGGCCACTATGTTATTTCCTTATTTTAGGGGTTTGGTTACTGGAGGTTAAAATTTGTCCAAAAGTTTTGCCAAACGTTCCATGCCGCCCCAGGCATCAAAGGTGTTAATGGCAATCTCACACTTCTTGTCCCAAGGCTTGTACCCAGGATCGCTGCCGGGAAAGACCACATAGACAATGCCCGACTCTGTCCCGCCTTGCTTCGGGTCCGGGCTCAAGCCCAGGCATTTAGCCAACAGCATCGAGACCTCGCCGATATGGTTCTGCGGTCCGATATCGCACGTCGCGCAATACATGTTGTCATCGGTCTTTTCGTTCAGGCAAAACCCGACGTCACCCAGTTGCCAACCTTGCCCGAACATTCCAGGGACCACGCAAAACGGGTAACGCTCCGAATCGATATAGGCGTCAGGATGATTCTCCGGATACGCAGGATTAACCAATGCGGTCGTAGAAATGTAATAGCCTGGGGCCGGATGATAGATCGATTGCACAACCGGCCGGTCACTCGAGTCAGTATAGATTCCCCACCAATTGCCAGGGCTGCCGGCGTTCGCCAGGTAATCGAGCCCTTCCCCGTCGTCAGGATGATAGCAATGCGGACTCCCGTCGCCATTCACTGTCGCACCAGTCTTATACAGAAGAGCGTTACCTTCCTTGTAGACCTTCACGCCACTAACCGTTTTAAGTAGGTTCATCGTTTGTCACCGTTTTTCGTTTCTACATAGTGATCAAAACTTCGTAACCCAGATAAGCCAAAAACCAATGCCGTGATCGACTGATAACTCTGCCCGAGCCACCTGTATTCAGTTGCCTGCAACATGTTTAACTCATGCAAAGCAAAAACCATTAGCGGCACGCCTAAAAAAAACACCGTCGCTCCCCAGCAAAGTACCGTCCGCCATCGTGGTTCGTTCATTTCTAGTCCATCACCCACCAGGAAATTAACTCAGCCAACACAAAAATAATCAGCCCGCCAATCAAAGACAAAAAAAGTAAAAGCCACCAGAACCTGCGCGGCATAAAGCTCTTTAGAAATACTCAAACTCGCGAATCCGATGTTTGTCAGCTAACCAACAATAGGTCCAGCCGTGCCTCTGAAAGATCTTGACCGCTTCCGACAAAACCTCGCCACCGACCTGGCCAGATAATTCCCAAGCCGCACCGTACCAGAACAGATTTGGCTCTTTGCCGCCGAATGAATAACAGCGAACGAACTGGTTTAGACCGTAGGCCGACAACGCGGCCGGTGTCCAAAGCTCCGACATTTCTTTCAATACGCGCAACAAGGCCTCGGCTGTACGCCGGTTGACCAATACCCGTTTGAGCCAGAACTCCGGAAAATAAGCGCTCTGCAAATCGAATGGGAGCCTCAGGAGATGAAGATTTCTCTTCTCCCACTGGATCGTTGGACGCGCGGTAGAAACATCCAGATCGAACAAACCATAGAGCTTTGTCATCTCGGCCAAGTGCTCAACTTTCGGCGTCAGTTCAATCTGCCTCATCAAGCGCCTTTCTTATCTGCTCCTTGGTGCCAGCCTTACTCCTGAACCGCGCACCCTGATTGATCTCGCGGTTGTAGTAATGCCGACGTTGAGCTTGCGCGGCCTCTCTCGAACGCCGCGCGCTCTCCGGTTCCTTCGATTTAACAATGATCTGAACCATTGCGATAAACCCATTTACCCAGTGCCTCTACCCAGACAAAATCCGGATTCTCCGGGTATCGATCGCCATCTTTTGGCATAGCAAAACCTTAAAACGGCATCGGCTGTCCTTTAGACCTTTTCCGCAGTGCCGCACCCAATGCTGCTGTAGCCGGGCTAATTGGCCCTGACGCTGCCACCGGTGTTTGGCCGCCTGGTTGCGGCGGCCCTTGATCTTCGGAGGCTTCGTCAGCCGGCGATTCAGCAACCGGTTGACCGTTGACCGCCGTAATCTTTACCGTCGCATCCTCCGCATCAGTCGATTGCACCGTGCCATCCACTGAATATGAAACCTGATCGCCCTGCGCGGGCGGTGTGCCGTCCTCGCTGAGTAAATCCAGCGGCACCTTGCATGTGTACCCGCCCTTCGGGGAAACCGAAACTCCAATTAATGCTGCCATTTGTTTCGCCTCCAATAGAAATGCAGCACCGCCAATTGCAGCAGTGCTGCTGCTAGGTTAATAAGGTTATCGATTACGTCCCGGTATAAGCCGTCTTGGTCTGTAGCACTATCCCGTTCCATGTACTGAGGCAAACAGCGTTGTAGAAGGTCTTCCACACATACGTGATAAACTGGTTGAACGGATTAGCCGAGTCAGGCGTGGTGATCGTGTACACACTTGGGGAAGGCGGATTCTCGCCCTCGAGTGCCGGCGCGGCAAAGGCGTCCTTACCAAAGATCAGCGCGGCAATGATCGCTCCCCCAGGCACACTGGTGCCCTCGGTGCCACCACTGGTTTGATACATCGGGTTAGTCCCGCGCATCACCTTGATGCCAGAAAGCGTCCCGATCTCGCCTTTCCAGATCTGGTCCGGCTTGTTAAACGAACTGGCGTACACCCATGCGCTACCCTGTTCCTCGATTAAATCCCTCTCCTGTTCAGGAGAAACAACCGCCACATAGGTCCCGTCGTCGAACGGCTTGGCTTTCTGGACCCTCAACTTAGTGACCGCATCAATCAGATCGTCACCGCTAAAGCGACCAGTCGCCCCAGTCAACGCTGATAACGTTGTGTAATCCACTGCCGTGCCGGCGTACATCTTGCCGAACTTGGTCGGCTCCTCGGTATTTCCATTGATACACGTATCGCGAATCAACCCATCACACCAAAGCGCAGCCTCCTCACCGAATTTATCGGTCAGCGCGTTGCCCGTGTCCAAGAACTCCGTCTCATCGACGATATCTGACACCTGCGCATAGCCCCCGTACTGTTGCAGAGTCCGAGTAATAAACTCGAAGATCAGCTTGTACGGCGCGTTAGTCGGCGGTGTGCCTTCAGTCAGTGTAATGACGTTAGCGACCGAGGCCGGCGGCGCTCGGAACATTCGAATCGTTTTCGATCCCTGCCCTTGTGGAATATTCGCCTGATAGGCGAACTGATAGAGCTGTAATTTATCTATCTGGTGTTCGAGAAGTTTTTTACTAAAATAAATCCGATATTCCGACGCCTTATCGGTTGAAGTTACGGCGCCGTAAATCGGTTGGTTAACTGTTGCCATAAAGTTTCACTTACTTTTAGAGCCATGGCATCTGGCCGCTTCGTTTGCTCTTGAGATGCTTTAGCATGTCGGCACTGGACAACTTGGCGAAGTCGTTCAAATTCTCCACGCGATTGCCGTTGCCGATTCTGCCAGGCGCCCCACCCCCAATCGAAGTCAGGCCAGTCAGCCGTTTAAGCTCTGCCTTTAATTGATGGTTCTCCCCTGTGACGGCCTTGTAATCGCCTTCGAGAAGTTCCATTTTGGCTCGATGATAGGCCGCGACGATTCCCCGCGGATGCCCTCGATAAATCTGCCCGTCCGCACTACCCATGATTTCACGCAGTTTCGAATCGAGCCGAGTATTAGGCCGCATGAATTCCTGGTCAGCCTCGAAAAGCTCTTTCTCAGCCGTCTTCCATTCCTGAACAAAGGCCGCTGATTGATGATCTTGTTTTTCGAGTGCTTCGAGCCGCTGAATCTCTTTATCAGCCTTCTCGACCAGATCGGTTCGACCTTCATCTTCCCAAGATTGTCGATACTGCTTAAGCTCAGCCACCGTGTAAGGCGGCTTTTGCGGCGCGCTCTTTTCGCGCTCAGCATTCGCAATCTGTTCCTCCCGCGCTTTCAGACTGGCTTCGCGCTGCTGCAAAGCGGCTTTCTGACGTTTGACGCGCTCGTAAGGACTTAAACGCTTATGCTGGCGCCCCTCAGTCTTTGCCTCAGGAGAAGAAGGCTCTCCATTGGTCTGCTCGGGATTTTGCTGACCATTCTCTGAGTCGCCAATACGGTGCGTAGTCGCTGCGCTATCGCCAATGCTATCTGAAGAGCTCGGCGAAGCGTCAGTAATTGCACCTGACGATGATGCGATGATTTCGGGCATTCTATTTTACCTACCGATGGCGCTGGATCCACCGCTTAAGCCGAAGCGCCGGCCATCGATAGCGCCTCGTTGCGATGGGAGCGGTTCCACATCTTCATCGAGATAGGCGTTCGCCTGCTCATCGGGCGGCAAACTGCGCAACTGATGGAGTAGAGCCAGGATTCTCTGGGCACCCCTAGCTTCAGCGTTCGCGCTCTCCGTAGATTGTCGGAAAACGGCATTGAACGTCTGAGACGCTACGAATTGCCTCAAGAATTCGAGCAGCTTCATACCACATGAAGTTCTGCAAAAGCTATCGAAAGTTTTGCGTTCCTCGTCGGTCCAGTTGACCGCGCGAACGACCGGACGTGACAAAAGAGTCCAGAGAAAATGTCTGAGCCAGGCGCTCATAAGGCACTCGCCTCCGGCAACACCACGCTGGTTTGTCGTGGAATCTTGCCCTTGGTTACCGCGTGAACCCAGCACGTAAGCCTGGCTAAAAGCTTTCTTTCGGAATCAATCCCCAGCCATGTCCTGACTAAACCCCTTCCATCATCGAGCTTCGCGGCGACTGTTACCTTGTAAACAAACGGGTCATCGGTGTCTGGTAAATCAATAATCCGAAGCCTTACAACCTTTGGCCCGCCAAGCTTTAAAAAATACGCATCCCACTCTTTGAACTTCACGTAATTCATAAGGCCGGCATGCTCCCGTTAGTAGGATTGGGCGGCAAACCCATCGGAGGCATTTGCGGCCCAGCGCCCGCGGGCATCCCTGGCTGCGGCGGTTGGGGCGGCGCCACCGGTGCCGGGCCACCTGCCGTCATGCCAGGTGGAGTCATCCCAGTCACGGGGGGCCCGCCTCCGCGCAGATTAGCCATCGCCATACCCGCCTGCTGTTGCGCGGCCTGTTGCTGCTGCTGTTGCGCGGCCATCTGTTTCTGCATAGCCGCAATCTGGTTGGCAAACTGAGCGATCTCAGGCCCATGCGCTTTCATGTACTGCGCATCTGCCCTCGCAGCCTGTACGTGCATCGTCCCGTGCTGCATAAAGGTCGGCATCACGGTCGGCGGAATTTTTACCCCGTTGGCCGGATTCTGGGTCCAACCAATGAACCCCTCCATCACCTGTAAATGCGCCACATGATCGTCGCTCGGTTTGACCTGCGGCAGAAATCCGTCAATCATCACCGAGTTCTCGATCGCTTGCTGCTCTTGCTGACCAGCCTGGATGTCCTGCGGTTCCTCGAACAGATCCATGATCCAACTCGCGTCCATCAGCTCGATGATTTTTCTATCGATCTCAGGTATCTTGATCCACGGGCTAGGCGGCTGAATAGCCAATTGCCGCAACTGCATTAGTTTTTGAATCTCTTTCTCGCGACTGTACCCGTCTACACTCCCGTTCGGCCTCAGGACATAAGCGTTGTCGAACGCCGCATCGTCCAGTGTGATCCGCTCTTTGCGCCAAAAATAATCCAGATCATCCTTCTTATACTGGCGCAGGATCGACCACGCTTGCTCGTAGACTCTGCTGATTGAATCCTTAGTGACGCGTGCCCGCAAATCGTTACTCTGCTGCATCACCTGGGTAATAGCGTTGGTCTCGGTCGCAGTTTTATTCTGGCCGCCAGAGTTTGTCTGATCGCCGATACCAAAGTCCGGTATCCCCACTCGTTGCTCGGCAAAACTCCGGTTAGACTGAATCTCTTGATCGAAATCAACCGGAGGCGGCGGTTGCTGCACCAGTTGGAGGATCGAGTCGTAGACCGCCCCCGGTTCCCATCGGATATTCTGTGCGTTGATGCTCCCGCCCTGGGTGCTCAATACCGGCCGATTGGCGATCGACATGAAATCGAGCTTCTCGTTCCACATCTTGGTTGCCGACGCTTCGTACATCTGGACGAGCTCGGTCACGCCTCGGGAAGAGAAAAAACCTGGATCAATCAACTCGTATGGCAACTGGATAATGGGAATTTGCCGGTGCTGATACGGTAGCCTGAACGGGTCGCGCGCAGGCTCGTCCGGTTGCAACGGACTAAAGGTCTGAACCTCGATCGAGTTATCGTCCTGACGCACATACACCTCCCAAAGCATAATCAAATCTTTAAACCTAGTGTAAGTCAGGCCTTCAGCCACATACCGGGATTGCACGTATTGCGGTTTAGGTTTAGTCCCCTCGCCTTTGATCGAATCAATAAAATCTTCGTCCGTATTGTACCCACGATCTTTTGCGCTCCTCCGGTACTCGTCCTCGCTCATGTGCATGACATGCACCGCGCGATCAGCTTCGTGCAGCTGTTGGGTGTAGGGCGGAACAATAATAAAATAGGGATGAATCGAGGCAAACGAGAGTTGCTCTTTACCAGCGTCCCAGTACGGCTTCAGAAAACCCATCCCGTTCTGGAGCAAGGAATCGATGGCGCAAATTGCCATCGTCGGAAAATTCGACCGTTCCCGTACTTGATAATCAAACCATTGACTGACCGAATCAGTATAAGAATCGCCTTGCTCCTCAAGGCTAAAGAAACTGGCTAGCAGCTCAGGCCCAAAGATCCACTGGATATAGTAGGCTTTGAGTTTGTTGATGATCGTGTCCGCTAGCGGCACGTGCGTGTCGGCCGCGCCATTCCACGGCTTACGCTGCCGGCGCACACCCTGGTTGCGCATTCGACCCCAGAGAATCTGACGACTTTCCCAGGATGACCGGTCTTCGAGGTCATCCACTATTTTCGAATAAAGCTCGTTTTTATCGTCGTCAGCCATTTACGCAACTGTCGATCCCTTGGGCAGCAACAGTAAGCCGGAAGGCTTACTCACTTGTGTGACGCCAAGCTTAAGACCAGTCGAACCAATGAATTTCTTAACGGTTCCGGTCAAGGTCGAGCCGTCAGACTTGGTGACGGTCATGGTGTCACCGACCGCAACGCCCACGGTAGAAACCAAGGTCAGGTTCACCCGGCCTCCGGCTTGGTTGGCGAAAGAAGCTCTTTCAAGAGTAGTGCCAGTGGTAGCCATAGAACTAAACCTTGACGGTGATGGTGGCTGGCGCGATCGGGCGCACCGTGATGAACACGTCAACTACTGTTTGCGCCTCAGGGTCAGGAATCCCTGAGAGCTGCCAGTTGATCTGCCAGCGGTCGGCGTACATCCGAATGAACCGGGGAGGCTTAGCCGGGTCAATCAATTCGTCACTAAACCAAAGGCTGGACCCAAAAAACTCAGCCAACGTCGAGCCCCAGTTCAGTTCTTGCGGCGGCGGCGCGTCCCGCGGATCAGCAAACAACAGATCTGCGCTCATTGTCGTTGGACCTGGTAAACCGGATTCTCGCGCGCAACAGGCTCTTCTAGTGGCGGCTCAACAGGCGCCGTCGCCGCGGCCAACATCGCGTCATAATGCTCGTTGCGCGCCGTCTCGTCCTCAGGCGTCCCGTGTGGCCCGATCCCGCCCCAGGCGCCCGGTCGGCCTTCGATCCGGATACTAACCAGCGATCCGTCCGCCGGATAATGAAGATTGAGTTGATGCGGGCTGACCGCGTCCACGGTCGGAACATCGATACCAGCGGCCACGAAATAAGCCGTTTTAATCAGTTCATCGACGGTGCTGGCCGGCGTAAAGACTTGTTTAGTTGCCTCAGGCGGGGGAGAAGTCTCGTCCATATAGAGTAATGCGATTGGATACGGTTGAACGGTTTTTACGCCTCAGGAAGAAAGATGTTAAGCTTTTGTTCCACAAAAGTAGAACAAATCGGAACAAAATGTCTGCCAGCGAAATCATCCTTTGGGCCCATGCCTTGATGTTTTTGATCCCGCTGCTTGCCAAACTCTAGGCGATCGCTTTGAATGCTGTTGGATGCCGTTGCCTTTTGAAATTTGGTCGGCGGCAACCGACACACAAGGTTAAGATTATCCCATGAGTGGAAAGCGTCCGCCGCCCGGCGTGTGCCGGTGCCGGCGGCTTTCCGTTTATTGGATGCTTTTACGGTAGGCTTCCCACCGCGCTTTTTCCTCTGGAGCCAGATTAGCTTCAACCTGGCTTTGCGCTTGGTGGAGCGCTCGAATCTTTGTTCCTATCCCATTGAGATAACCGGTGGCGCTGGCGGGATCCCCGATCGCCTGGGCGCCGGTAGGCGGCGGAACTTTTGTGCTGTACTGGCGGGCCTCATTGAGCGCAGTCGCATACTCTGCTGCGGCATCGTTGGCGGCGGGATTAGCGAACAACTCGTGAGGCGTAGTGCTGGCCTTCGGGGTCGGAGTCTGAATAGAGGTTTCGAAACGCTCGGCAAACGGCGTGGTCGAGGCTTCGGGCGGTCGGCGTTGGAGTGCTTCGACCTTTTCCGGCGACAGGTTGACCAAGGCTTCGGGCGCTTTAGAGCAACTGGCGGCCAACAACGTGAGTGCGGCCGCCAGAAGGGAGGGGAGAGCAGGCTTGGCCATGCTTAATTATCAGCAAAACCAGCCGAGGTGCCGCCAATGAATTTGACCGGGTCGTTGATAAAGGTGTTGAACCTTAAACGGTCGTCCCGATCGGTAAAATAAATCCCGACCGTTGCTTCGTCGGCAAAGAGGTTATCCTCGGACAGGACGCCTATCCCGCCTACGGAAACGATCCCGATTCCTTCGTTGAGCGCTTCGACCCCGGTCTGGCTTTGAAAGCTGTCTTTCTGGAACCGGTCACCGCCCAGAGTGGCCACATCGTAAATCCCGATCGAGCCGCCCTCAAAGAAACAGTTTTCCACATCAACCAATGAACCAGAAACTGTGAACACGCCGACCTGGTCGCCGTTGAATCTCACGTTTTCGCACTGGTTTTTGAAGTTGTGCTCCCTTCGGCCGTCGCTCCCGGCAAAGAGCACGCCATAGGCGCCAAAGCTGTCGATGTCGCCGTTCTGGATCGTCACATCTTCCTGGTTAATGACTGCGATACCGATTCCGACATTGGACACCTTCTCAATTCCATCAGCTTTTAGGGTTTCTCCGTTGAGATCGAGCACCACCTCGCTGGCATTGATCACGATGGCGACTGCCCCAGCGGTGCCGCCGCCAGAGTAGGTGCATCCCCGGACCAGGTAATAATTGCCTGGGGCATTAATGACATAGGGTACCGAGGTGATTTTGGTGGCTTCGGCGAAGTTAAAGGCCGCGCCGGCATGGAGAGAACTTGCGCCTAAGGCCAAAAGTCCGAGCGCTAGAAACATGGTTTTGATTTTCATCTTTTCCGCTCTAGTCAAACAAAAGCTGGAAGTCCACTCTAAAACGTGTTCAATCCTATTGGATGCTGTTTGGATTGAAACCAAATCAAACTCGGTTCTAAGCAGCGCCGTCACTAGACTGTCTTATTGTGAGGCATGGAAAAGGTCTCCGAGCTTGCGGGTGCAATGTCTCGGAGACTTTCCGTTTCAGGCCCTCAAAGCGCGAGTGATGTGCCGGATGGCTTTGATCAAATACCCGAACGCCTGCCGCTTGTCTTGATGCTCCAGACAGTAGCGCGCCTGGGACAGACGCCACTTGGCGCAGTCAATGTGCTGTCTCGTGTTCAATTAGATGGCATGGTCGGCAGAACCATACAACCTCTAGTGGTTGCTTGTAATCTTCGTGGTGCATTTCGGAAATTGGTGAACCACAATCGCGACATGGTTGTTTTTTGAGATGACCTCTGTTCCGATAGACATGAGCGTAGGCGCGACAATTCATTCGTCTACGTTGCTTGCGTGTTAAAGGGTGCGTCTTCCGCCATTCGCGCATGTATTTGGCTTTGCATGCTCGACAGTACCGGTGATTCGATGCTCGAAGATTTCCGCATTTACACAGGTTACTTTCTGACATTGTTCCACAATGTGAAACATGCGTGGAACATATTCAATAGCATTGACTGCCATCGATTTTCAATAGACCGCAAAGAGACGCCTCGGATCTGTCGCTCAGGTTACCGAGGCTATTTCCCCTACCTTAGGCTATTCTCGCCGAATTCTCCCTGCACGGTAGTCTCACGACTCTGGAAGGATTATCAGTGTGCGCGTCCCGAGTACATAAAAGGAGGTAGTCTCCCTTAAAAAGGACGATATCATTTCTCTCAATACCCAGCAAATCCGCCCAGCTCACGCTGGATCTTGGTTGCCCCGTCGTCGGATTCCATGTCATCTTTCGGCAGCCCGTCGTAATATTTCTCAAGCTGCTCGAACGGATCCTTTTCCCGTGCGAACGCCGCAAAGCTCCGTTGGCCGTGCGCGAACGCGCCGCAGACCGCATCCGCACGGTCAGGCGATTTGAGCCCGCGCGCCGCCATCGATTCTTTGTCCTCAAGCCGCATCCGACCTTTGGCGTCGTAGCTGTACTGGCGCGTAGTCAATTGACTGACCAACGTCGGATCATTGATCAAGACGACCTCGTGCTTCTCTATCCGCTTACCAATGTTGGCCCAGATCTCCGCGCCTCGGGAGATGAAGATGTCTGAGCGACTGGCCGCGGCGCCGAAATCAAAGCGGTTAATGGCCCAGCCGGCGTCCTGTAGCGCGTCAATCATCACGTGACCCATGCCGCCGTTATCGCCCCAGATCTGTTCCGCGCGAAGCGAGTGACGCCTAAACTCCATGATGAACCGACCCACGGCACCCATGGTATTCTTCTCACGCCAGCTGATCAGTTCCAGCAGTTTGTTGCCGCTCCGGATAGCGAGCACGTTTTCGTCGCGACCGGCGGCGAAATCGCAGAAAGCCGCGTACTCGTGCCGGCTAATTAGAGCACCAGGCGGATTGTACAAAACTTCCTGCAAGGCCTGGAAATCAACGACCATCGGCGAATCGATGTCCTGGTCCATGAACTGGCCATAGAGCGTGCTGCGGGTAAACTGAGAATCCTGCCCGTAGGTATCGATGACGTCCTGAATCCTGGCTTTAGAGATATGCGGGCAATCGGTCAGGCCGACCTGGGCGCACAGCAAAAACTGCTCCCTGTGCGTCGTGAACGCTTCATAGAAGCGGCCAAGCTTGATGCCGGGCGAACTGATGTAAAGGAGCACGTTGTAGCTGCAGCGATCGAACGCCTGGAAGATCTCGGGCTCAACGGATTTCGCCTCATCGACGATGATCAAGAGCGGGCTATCTTTGGTCGCGTGATGGCCTTCCGCGCGTGAGCTTTCGTCGGTAGTAAACGCCAAAATAAAGCCGCCCGCCGGATGGCGAACCATCCGCTGGATAAATTCCCAGCCTGGAAACTTGTGCTTGTGCTCGGTGATGGCCGGCATCAGTTGGGCGTCGAGCTGTTTAGCGTCTGCACTGGTGATGATCACGCGACCGCGCGGGAAGCGGTTGAGCCAGCGCAACGCACTGACCGCCACAATGCGTTGGGTTTTGCCTGAACCGTTCGGAGCGACCAGGGCGACCTTGATGCGATCGTACTGGGCACCTTTATCTATCGCGATATCACACTCAAGTTGCCAGTCGTAAAGCTCGAGGCCTAGACCGACCTGGGCGAAGGAGAGCACATCGTCTAGAACTCGGGTGCGCTTAGTGGCGGTGGCTGGCATCAAAGTAATTCAGGTGGAAGAGCAACAAAAGCCCTATCACATGCTTCGGCTAATTCCTCTCGCGAGTACTGTAATTTCACGGATTTGGCGCTCTTCATGCCCAAGCTCATGTGAACGTACCTTGCCCACCATTTAGCAAATTCGGGGACTTCCAATCTCTTTTGATGCAAAAGACAGAGATCCCGTGTCATTGGCGTGTAGAGGATTTTACAGGCGCTCATTTAGTCGCCTTCCGGGCCCGTTGGACCAGATTTTGTGGATGCCCGTCTCCAAGGCAGCTCCCATATTCCTCCTCCAGCGCATCGCAGAGTTCGGTGATCAACTTGTCTTTAGAGTAACAGGTTTCGCGGATGCGCTTAAACTGCTCAATCAAACTCTCGTTCTCAGCTTTGAGCCGCTTGAGCTCTGCTTCTTGGGTCATTGGTGCTGCAGGACATCTCCCAGTCCCTGCCCAGATATGGATGCCGTCCTTGCCTCCGCAGAGCGGACAGACCCCAGGTTCGTACACATCGGCCATGCCACTCATTGTGTCGCCTCCCGGGCGCGCTGGACGAGATGCTCTTTATATTGCCAGGTCTTGCCTGCGGGCCGATCCAGCACCTCAGCCAGTTCGGTAATCAACTTTCGGTTAGCGATGTTGATGTCAATAAATTCAAGCACCCTCTTTTGCAGCCGCTCGACGTCTTTCTCCGAAAGTTGCCGGTCATGAATCTTGTCGATCTGAATCTGCTGCTCAAAATCTTGGAAATAATTGCTCATTTGGCGGCACCGTTTTTTGCCTCAGGAGAAGAAGATTTTGCACCATTGCCGTTGTGGCCTGGTCGCTTGTCTTTGAGCAACTGAGTAATCTTGGCGTCGAGAGGTTTAACACGTTCGGCATTACTATGTGCTGCTTCGGCGGTAATGATCAGGGTGTTGTTGACGGTCTGGTTTGTGGTGTTGATCTGGAGTTGGACCTCTGGCTTGGCGAACTGGGTGGCATATTTACGCTCCAACATCCAGCAAATGCCGGCCGGTAAGTATTTCGCATTCCAGATTTTCATGCGGTACTTGAACTCGCGTTCGTACTCGGCTTTTTTTACTTCTGGACAATACTCGCCAGCCCGCATACGGCGGATAGTTTTCTCGTTAATGCCAACGATATGAGCGGTTTGCTCATCGGTAAAGGCCACGAGGAAACAGTCGGCTATTTTGCGTTTTACTTCAGGAGTGAGGACGGTAGGTCTGCCGCCTGGCATGATTTTTGATGGTAGCAAAAGAGGCTCAGGAGTGGTAGGAAAGAGTTGGGTAAGTTAACGAGTTCATCAGTAGATCGAATTGCATTGTCAAAGTTGGGGCGCCTCAGGAGAAAGAAACTCTTGAGGCGCTTTTTTTTAAGATTCATGATTTTTTTTCTTTACTCCGAAGCCGAACTCCGATACCCCGGAGGGGTCCACTCCGATTAAACTCTTCGATTTGGGGTCTTGGGGGGCCCAAATCGGAGTTCATCGGAGTACTCCGATTTAGGGGTTAATCGGAGTGATCGGAGTGATCGGAGTTGGTTGATTTTTGGCAGATGATTTCCCATTCTTCGCTGGTTGAACTTTTGGTAAGTTTATTGGTGCTTGAAGCTTTCTTGAGCAGGGCAAAAAAAGTGCTGGCAGTCATGCCTGTTTCTTGCCTGGCGCGTTTTTCAAAGGCATTTGTTTTCAGGCTGCGATTTCCGAGGACATCAACGAGTTGATCGACG